TTTTCTGTTAACTCATGGGGGGTTTGGGGGGTCCGCGACCCCCCAAGAAGGCCGCCCGCCGAGGGCATCGCCCGACAGGGCGATTGCCCCACCAAAGCCTGTCCCAAAGAACAGAGGTGCGGTGGACAAAAACAGGGGCAAGCGGGCCGCCCCCCGACGGGCCCGCTTGCGGCTCGATGGGCTCCGCCCCTGGGGCCCAGAGCCGGGCGAGGCGGCCCAGAGGGGGCGCGCTCGCCGTCGGTCCCGACCACCGAGCGGGTGGTGGGACGCGGTAGGCAGAGTGGGGCAGAAGTGTCCCATTTTCTCCCTGAATCTGTTCAGGCTGAGACAGAAATGGGTCTGGGACATAAATGGGTCAGACGAAAGGCGCAGCACCTAAGGCTGCCTTGGACGCCTGCCGTTTGATGCCCTGCCCCTCTTAGACTGGGATGCCCCTGTGATGAGCCAGTTTCTTGACCTACGTGACGGGATCGTTAGCACTTTGTCGGCCCGTTACCCGGATGTGGTGGCCTGTTCGGCTATTCCGGGCCGTTTGACCTATGACGAGCTGATCCGACTGGCACCAAAGGGCCGGTCGCTGCTGGTGGCGCTCTTGCGCTCTAAGCGGGGGACGGAAACCGGGTCGGGCGAGAGTGATCTGCGGCTGCGGGTGGCGGCTTACATCGTCTGTGCGCTGGATGACGAGGCCAGCGCCCACCAGATGGCAGCCGAGATTGCCGGGCTGGTCCCTTTTCAGACCTGGGGGCAGAGGGAAAAAGGCGTTCATGCCGCCCTGCCCACTGTCAAGGTTAAAAATCTGCACACCGCGCTGACCGCAGGGCAAGACTTGACCGTTTGGGCGGTGACCTGGTGGCAGCCGGTGCGGCTGGGGACCACCCTTTGGGACGCCGATGGGGTGATGCCCAACACCGTTTACCTGGCCCATACGCCGACTGAGGGCGAAGCCACTGCCGAGGCCTATCAGGTGGTCGCCCAAAACCCCAACCTTGACCAGGGGGCGGCGTGATGGTGTCCCTAACCCAAGAGCTTTTGAACCGGGTTGCCGACCTGGAACGGCGTCTGGCCAACCAAGTCCAGGTTGGCACGGTGGCCCAGGCCGACTATGGCGCGGCGCGGTTGCGGGTGCTCTGTGGCGATCTGTTGACCGGCTGGCTGCCCTGGACGGCGCAACGGGCGGGGGCGGATCGGTCCTGGTGGGCCCCCGAGGTCGGCGAGCAGGTCTTGGTCCTGTCGCCCTGCGGTGATCCGGCGATGGGGGTGGTCTGTGGCAGCCTGTACCAGGATGCTTACCCGGCCCCGGCCCATAGCGCGGATATCAGCACCCAGGTTTTTGCCGATGGCTTGGTGGTGACCCATGACCGGGCCGCCAAGCGCACCACCCTGAACGGGCGCGACAGCGACGGCACGCTGGTGCTGACCTTTAAGAACATCGTGATCAAGACCGGCGAAGGGGGGTTTTACCACCTGGACCACCACGGGCGGGCCAGCCGGATCACCCACCAGGGGGGCAGCGCCTTTCAGACTGAAAGCTGGTCGGTGGGCTCGGTTGCGACCTCGGTCCCCGACCACGGCTATAGCCCGCCCCAGGTGGGGGTTTAGCCCGCCCGTCCCTTGTTTTCTCCTTTCACCCACGGAGCCTAAGCCATGCGCGGCATGTCAGCCCAAACCGGCGCGCCCTTGAGCGGCCTTGATCACCTGCGCCAATCGATCAGCGACATTCTTTCGACACCGGTGGGATCGCGGGTTTTGCGCCGCGCCTATGGGTCGCGCTTGCCGGACTTGATTGACGCGCCGCTCAACCCCGAGACCGAGATGGAGGTCTATATCGCCACCGCCGAGGCGCTGCAAACCTGGGAACCGCGTTTGGCGCTAAGCCGCGTCACCATGGCGGCCCCCGACGGGGCCAACGGCGGCATGACGCTGGTGATTGAGGGCACCTACCTGCCCGACGGGGAGCCCCTGTCTGGCCTGTTCCAGATCGGAGGAACCCCCCGATGAGCCGTTATGACAGCATTGACCTGTCGCTGATTGCGCCGCCTGACGTGGTGGAGACGCTCGACAGCGAGGCCCTGATCACCGCCCTGAAAAGCGCCATGGTCGCCGCCTGGCCCAACTGGACGGCGGACCTGGAAAGCGACCCGGTGAACAAAATCCTAGAGGTGATCGCCTATCGCGAGATCCTATTGCGCCAGCGGGTTAACGATGCGGCGCGGTCGGTCTTGCTGGCCACCGCCAGCGGGGCGGATTTGGATAACCTGGCGGCCTTGTTCCACGTTGGGCGTCAGGTCTTGATCCCGGCGGATGACAGCACCAGCCCGCCGACGCCCGCAGTTTACGAGGACGACGAGCGTCTAAGGGCGCGGGTTCAGTTGGCGCTAGAGGGCCTTTCGACCGCCGGGCCCGAGGGGGCCTATGTGTTCCATGCGTTATCCGCCGATGGGCGGGTGCTGGATGTGGCGGTGGGCTCGCCGTCGCCGGGCGAGGTGGTCGTCACCATCCTGTCCAACCAGGACGACGGGGTGCCGACCAGCGACCTGATTGCCGCCGTCGAGGCCGCATTGAACGACCAAGACGTGCGCCCGCTGACCGACCATGTGACGGTCCAGGCGGCCAGCCGCACCGACTATCAGGTTGCGGCCAGCCTAGAGGTCTATCACGGCCCCGACCTGGAAACGGTGCGCCAAAGCGCCCTTGAGCGGGTGAGCGCCTTTTGCGCCGACCAGCAGCGCCTGGGCGAGCCGGTGACGCTTGACGGGCTCTATTGCGCCCTGCGCGCCGATGGGGTGCGCAAGGTGACGCTGCAAACCCCCTTAGCGGCCATCGAGCCGACCACCAGCGGCTACGCCTATTGCACCGCCATCAGCGTCACCGCCACCCAGGTTGAGGCCCCCTGATGAGCAGCCGCAACCACCCCACCACCCTGTTGCCGCCCAACGCGCAACCCGCTGAAAGCGCGCTGGCCACCGCCGCCGCCCGCCTGAGCGCGGTTCCGGTGCCGGTTGGCACCCTGTGGGATCCGGCCCGCTGTCCGGCGTCCTCTCTGCCCTGGCTGGCCTGGGCGCTGTCGGTTGATAACTGGGATAGCACTTGGCCCGAGGCGGTCAAGCGCGACGTCCTGGCCCAAAGCATCGCCGTTCACCAGCGCAAAGGCACCGTCGGGGCGGTGCGCCGCGCCATGGCCGCGCTGGGGGTCAAGATTGACCTGCAAGAATGGTGGGAAACCAGTCCGCAGGGAACGCCGCACACCTTTTCGCTGACCGCCTATGCCAACGCCAACCTCAGCCACCATAGCGAGCCGGTGCTGAGCGAACGGCTCTATCGCGCCCTGCGCAAGGTGGTCGATGCCACCAAGCCGGTGCGCAGCCACTACGAAATGACCGTTGCGGCGGACTTTGCGCAAAGCCTGGTGCTGAAAGATGCCATGACGGCGGTCACCGTCGGCCGCCTGGGCATCGCCCCGCCGGTGCCGGTTCAGCCTGAACTGAGCGCCGGTCTGGGGCTTTCCACCGGGGCGACCAGCCTGGGGATGGCCCGCCATCAGATCACCCCCACCCTGCCGTTGCAGCAGATCCAGGCCTTGCGCCTGGTCACCAAGGCCGCTGCTCGGGGCCTTTCCGTTATCCGTCTTTCCATGGAGCTTAGGGCATGACCGCTCTTGTACCGCAGATCACTTTGGCCGGCCTCCAGGCCGCTTGGAATGCCACCAACACCGGCCTTTCAGCCGAGATCACCCACGTTGGCCTAGGCAGTGGCGGCTATACGCCCTCCACCGGCCAGACCGCGCTAGAGGATGAAAAACACCGCATTCCGGTTGCCGGTGGCACCCTGGCCGGGCCGACCCAAATCCACCTGACCGCGATGGACAATTCCGACCTGGAATTCTGGGTCCGCGAGGTCGGGTTCTATCTGGCTGACGGTACCTTGTTTGCCGTCTGGTCCAGCAGCGACGGGCCGCTAGCCTACAAGTCGGCCAGTTTGCCGCTGGTGGTCGCCTTTGACCTCGACCTGTCCGCCCTGCCTGCTGACAGCCTCACCGTTTCGACCACCGGCACGCTGAACCTGTTCCTGGCCGACGAGCTGACCCGCATGGCCATCGCCCAGATCGACGCCATGCGCCGCGAAACGGACCTGTTGTTCCGCCTGCGCGCCGCCGAGGCCAAGAACGCAGACCAAAGCCGCATCATGGACAACCTGCGGGCGCTGTTAAAGGTCTAACCGC